CCCCAGCACTTGAACTGGACTGCCTCTCCACCGAACACTGCTATGCGATCCACGATCTCGATGTTCATCTCACCAGGAGTGAAGATCCGCTCTCCACCACCGGTCATGACATTCGAGAAGGCCCACGATGCGCTGGAGCCGACGTCCTCCTGAAGAAGCTCAGTGACTTCGTCGACAAAGACGTACTGTGTGATGACCGATCCAGAGTTGCCGTCCGGGGAGAAGAAGATCATCAGCCTGGCTGTTCCAGGTGTCGTCTCTTGATCGTAGTGAACCCACCATCGATTTGTGTTTAAGCCTGACCCTGGACGCAGCCCAGCAGGCATGACTGGTGTTGTGAGATCCGCACTGAATGAGATCACACCGGCAGTGTCGATGAACTTGAGGAAGACGTTGCCGATACCCCCCGAAGTGGTGTTGAAAATGCCGTAGAGAACGCTGCCATCTGGGCTCGGAAAAAGCGCGTGACGATTCTCGTCAGACGTCCCGGCGACGGAATAAGCTGGAACCTCGAATAGCGTGTTTAGCGTTCCGGAAATCTCTGAGATTCGGAGGTCACCAGAACCGGACCCCCTCCCCATCAAGAGCAGCCGGTCGTTGAAGATCCCAAGCCCTGCGTTGTGCATCTCATCGATTCCGGAGCCGTCGATGACGCCGAAGGAGCCGGCGCCGGGATCGAATGTGAGAATGGTCGAGGGCCCATCACGGAAAAGGGTGTAAAGCACACCGCGATAGACGATGCTCTTCCCGATCTTCTCGCTGGCTGCAACCCCGGTCGAAACCTGTTCGCCTACATCGGCCCACACATCTGTGGTGCCGTTCAGAATGCCGGCGTTCCAGGTGGTAGTTCCTGTGTTCGTCAACCAGCAGACGAACAGAGAACTGACACCATTGATCGTGGCCTGGTAAGGCCCCAATACAGCGTGCTGACGATTGGCGGCTGCCGTTTGGTTGGCAAAGGCATGGTCCAGGGTCCAAGTGCCGGTCGCGCTTGTGGGATCGTCCTTCTTGTAGACACCACCCAAAGCAGCCGCGTAGACGTCACCGCCGAACTGAATCACTCGGTTGGTGAGACCCATGTCGTCAGTAGTTACGACTTCAATGCCACCAGCAGGAAGTGGATCACCAAGCGGCTGCGGCGAAGCACCAGCAACGGTGAAGACCTGCGGCAGCGCACCGTCGCGGTGTTGGAGGGCAAGAAGCGGTTGCGCCATCAGATCACCTCAACCGTGTTGATTCGCAGGCAAGTCCCGTCCTTGACGTTGAACTTGCGCCAGTCGCCGTCTTCGATCCCACCACTGAAATAGACAGGATCGACGGGCCCTGTATCGCCGGTCCCAGCCGGGACGGCTTCAAGAAGCTCCTGAAGTGTCACGTCAGCGTTCACAACATCAGCGACCTGCTGAGCAGTGGGCGTGATGGTGAACCCAGCGCCAGTCGTGCCAAAAGTAACAACCACCCTGACTCCATCTTCGTCCTCAAGATCGACGGAGACGGCGAGTGCGCGAGAGAGGTGTTCGTCGCCGGTCTCACCAATCTCGTACTCGATGAAGATCGAGTTACCAGCGATTCCGCCGTGTATAGCTGTGTAGACGACGTCACCGGTGGCACCATGAAGTCCGGGAACCGTCAGGCTGGCCTTCGTGGAGCCCACAAGTGCGTCGGCGCGCTTGGCACCGATCCCGGTGGGGACCATGGTGTCGTCTTTGAATGTCTCGCTGCGAAGGATCGAAAGACCATCCGCAGAGCAGAAGCAAAGTCGTCGCATAGCCCTACTCCAGCCTCACAAAGGGCCGTCCGACGAGAATCTCTTCTGCTGCACCCGAGAATACGGCCTTGATGATTACGACGAAGCGACCACTAGCCATGGGCTGTGCGGAGAGATCGAGGTCTGTGCGGACGATCTCAGTCGTGCCAACAGGAGGGGCAATAGGACCGGTTGTGTGGACCAGGCCGGAGCCTTCTGCGTGAACCTCAAGCGTGTAGGAGGCTGTTCCTGTGCCTTTGACGAAGAAGGAGATCCGCTTGATCGTGGTGGTCAGTGCTCCAAGACGACCCTGGTAACCGATGTCAATACTGCCTGCACCGACGGTGGCTTCCATTCGGTCGTAGGTCTCGAAATCAGTCAGATCGATGAAGTCAGAGTCGCCGTTAACGCCTGCGCCGACGGCGTTGCCAAAAGATCCATGATTGAGGTATTCCTCGCGGATCGTGACAGCAGTGACTCCGAGTGTAGAGACCGTCCCGAAGGTGGACATGGCACAGATGAGTTGGAAATCATCGGTGTGTGTGTCAGGACCAGCCAGACCTCGACGGGCGAGAATGATGGTGACCGCGTCTCCCCTAGAGAGCGCCGACGCCGGGATCGAGAGCACTACCGTGGATTGCTTGGGGACGGTATCGTCGCCGGCTCCTGGAGTGAAATCGAATGTCGAGGGTGCAATGGTGTCGATGGTTCCGCCCACAACCCGAGCGATCTTGGCACGAGGTTCGAGACGAATGACTCCGGTAGGATCGCTCGCAGAAGTCACGTAATTCAGGCGGACGTCGCAGTCCGTAATCTCGTCCCAGTGCTCAGGAACAGAGAACTCGAACTTGAGACCGGTATCAACGCCTGTCGGGAAGTCCTCGACCGAGATGTCTCCAGCGGAGATCGTGTTTGGAGTGGTAGCGGTTTCGCCGGCTGCGTTCTCGAAGAACTTCGAAGAGACGGTGGCGACGCGTCCGTTAACGATAGCTGTGTAGGAGAACTGGAACCCGAGGACGCCCCAGTCAGCGAGGTTAGTGTCACCGACGTCATTACCTAGACGCTTGACGAGCACCTGAATGTTGTCGCCTCTAGCGAAATCACCGTCGGCGACTGTGAGGATGGTTCGACGCTCGATGTCGGTCGTAGTAGGCACGGTGTGAGTGCCCTGAGCCTCGGGGTAGCTTCCTGAGTCAATGACCCCCGCCGAGACGTCGACAATCTTGGCCTGGGTCGTGATCTCAACTGAGCCGGCGACATCAGCCGCACTCATCTGCTGCACAGCCTGCACAACGATGGGACCAGTGAAGTAGTCCTCGGGCACACCAAGAGCGAAGCGAACGCCGGTAATGACTGACGGCGGGAAGGCCAAAATGGAGATGTCTCCGCCGCCCGTGAAGTCGTTGTTCGGGGCTGTGATGGAGACGATGTCTTCAACGAACTGCGGCATCCCTGAGACGGTGCCAGTAGGCCCGCCAGAGGCCGGGGCCCCGAGCGTCTCAAGCTCACCCGAGAGGTTGATGCCCATCGAAACGCCGTCGACCTTGATCTCCAGAACTCCGGAGACGATGTCGACGGCCTTATCGGTGTCGGCGGTGACCTTACCCTTAGTGGCGCCACCAGAGCCGGCGGTAGCGTCAACGACCGACGCAGAACCAACGAGTTGGCCAGAGCCGTTGAAGGTGATGGTGGCGCCGTCAACCAGAACTTCGGCGACGTTGCCGACGACGGCCAGACCCTTCATAGAGTCGTAGGTCGCGGTTCCCTCAACAGCACCGCCTGCGCCCGACGTTGCCGTCGGAGGGGCGCCTGCTAGAACAGCCGCGTCGACATACGCCATGTTGGTGATGTCGTTCGGATTGGTCGGAACGGTCGTGGTCTGCTTGTTGTCGAGAACCTGAGCGGCGTTCTTGTAGACGACGGCGTCGTCCGCTCCGGGGTCTTCGAAGTTGACCGTACGGTCGGCGCCAGCAGGCTCGTCCCAGTCAACGAAGAGCGACTGCACCGCACCGAGATCGCGGGCGATGATCCGAGTCTGGACTGTCGGCTGGGTAAGAACCTTGTCCGACTGAATGTCGAGATTTTGCTTGGTGCTTGCCATGCTCGGCCCCTGATGGTTACGCGCAAGAAGTTACGACGTAAGTCGTGGTGTAGTCTGGCGCATTATAGCAGCGTAACCTATTGGTTGCGCTAGAGTCCTCAAGAGGTAATCGAACCAAGTTGATGGGAAAGCCACTCGATTGTTGGAGCGAGATCGACTTGGTCGGCCAGCGCGATTAGACCATCCAGTTGGCTCACGTCATCCAGATCGATCTCTTCGGGAAGATCCGGTTGAACTCGATGGTAAGTCCTTTCACTCTGGAGGAAATGACGCGCCTGGAAGTCGGCGACGTCGACACTGCCATCGACGAATGGGACCAGGAGCTTCTGCCCCCAGTAGGTGATTCCTCGATCTCCACCTTCCAAAACGCCTGGAAATCTTCCTGTCCCAAGTGAAAGAACTTTGATCTCGGAGAGAGGTGTTCCCTTGCTCTCCACGTATGCCATGGCACATACAGCGCAGTTGTTCGCCGCCAGTCCTCCATCAACGTGACGGTCCGCGCTCGGAAGATAGGTTGGAGCGGAGCCGGACCAGAGGGCTAGATCAGCAACCCGTAGATCAGCATCGCTGCGGTCGTAGAACTTCGCACGAGCCGGCTCAAAGGGGCTCTTTCGACCCAGGAAATAGGTCGCAACCAAGACGTCCTTCTTCAGATCGGCGAGCCGAGCGTCCCCAAAGACCTCCCTTAGATTCCGCTTGAGAGCATCATTGGTGTACTTGGCTCGCCAGAAAGTCGTGAACCTGCGCCACCACGAAAGCTCAAAGACCTCCGGCAACCGATTGCGATAGAACTCGAAGACTTCGAGTGGCGAGAGGCCGTGCGCCAGCCCAAGGGCGAGAAGTCCGCCTGTTGACGCACCGGCAATCAGATCGACACGGTCAAGCCAACCTGGAAGCTCGTGTTCGATCCGCAGAATAAGGCTCGCGGTGAGCATTCCGCGCACGCCACCACCATCGAGACTCAGAATAAGCACGGCTCACCCCCATGAGAGAAAGAGACCACACCGTTCCTGGGCCAGGATGAACTTGATTCTACCTCGAAGGATAGAGGGGTAAAATCAAGACGTGTCGCAAAGGAAGAATCCAGAGAGATCTCGTGGTCCTGGAGCCGCTCGGTTCAACCGATTGGTGGAGCAGAGACCGCCTGAAAAGCTTGAAGACGGCAAGCACATGCTCTATGGGCACGCGCTGCGCTGCTTCTGCAAGCTCTGCGGAGCCCTTTTGAATTGGGAGTGTCCAGAGGACATCAGTTACACAGAGACCGAGTGCTGTGGCTTCAGTTACCGACTACAACCCTGGACCGTAAAAGTCCGGATCGAAGACGTGAGTTCACGGCCAGTCCTCCCTCAAATGGAGGGCTCTGACTACTCGGACCCCGCCTATGAGTTCCCGAAGGAACAGATCATAGGACTCCCGGATCCCCACACCTACGTGATCCGCGCCCGTAAGCCCAAGAAGAGGTGCGGGATCTGCCGAAGACCGGGGCACAACCGAAAGACGTGCCCAGAGGCGTAGCTACGCTTCTAGTTCGACTACGACGGTTCCTGTGGAGAACGTCGAAGCTCGCTTACCAGAGACATGTACGATCCTGGCGCTAAGCTCCGAGCCCTCCTGAACTGGAGCACTCAGATCACGCCGAAAGGCGCGTCTCTTGTCAGTCGACGTAATCTTCAAGACGCCTACCACCTCTGCTAGATCGCGCAGGATCTCAATACGATAGCTAGAGCCTTTACGCACTGACATGTCGAGCGACACAGCAATGGCGATCAAGTTAACCGTCAGAGGCACTGGGAACCCTACGAGCGCGGTGCTGACGCCTTGGTGCTCACAGTCAACCATTTCGTCGACACCAACTCCTGATGGAATCTTGAAGCCAACAAAGTATGGCCGCAGGGTAGGGGCGATGGTGTAACCCCCTCCACCATCGGTAAGAATCGCCTCTCCATAATCGAAGGGTCCGCCCGGCTGGATGATCTCTACCGTGGGGTCAACCATCCCTGGAGTTGGGATGTGTTTTGGGGCCTTGGGGGGTTGTCGATAGAGGCCGCTCACGGGTCACCTGCTTCTAGGAAAGAGGTAGATTGAGGTGATAGTATGGCGGAAGGCGGGCTAAGATCGATGGTTACGTCTGCTCATGAGGAATCGAAATGAGCCTATTTAGCAAGGTCTTCACCGGTAAACAGCCGGTAGCCGATGTGGAGCCTGACTACACAGTTGGCCCACCTGCGGTCGATCTTGCTGTCGATACTACACCTATCGTCACAGAGTCCCAGCCTACCGAGACATCTTTCATGTCCTACGTCAAGGATGTGATGATCCACGGGGCTTCTCAAGCGCCTCTGCCTGCACCTGTGGACGAGGAAGACTGGGCCTTCGACGAAGAGGACGGCTTCGTCGAAGAAGTCGAGACTCCTCTTGAAGAGGAAGATGAAATTGAGGACGAAGATCTCGTCGAAGACGAGGTTGAGATCGAGCCGGCCTATGCGCTGACAGAACGTCAGCAGTCGCTCCAGATGAGTTCGACGCCCAATCTCGCCCAAGCGTCCTCTATCTCACAGAAAGGCGACGTACAGGTTCAGCGAATCGTTGATGGCCTATTTGATCGCATGCACGCAGTTTGGCCCGAAAAGGCCGAAGAACCAACGCCGCAGGTAGAGCAAACGCAACCCCCTCGCAAGGCCCTACGCGACCCACAAAGCGTCGAAACAACGGCCCTGGCGCTGACTGAAAGCAAGGCGGAAATCTCGAAGATCATCCGCCGCGAGATCCCCCAAGCTATGAAGGGCGAGTTCGTTAAGGTCATGCGCACCGAGGTCATGCGCGCTGTTCGAGCCGAGATCGTGCGAGTTGTCCGCGAAGAGTTCGAAGTTCTGAACCGAAACCTAGCCAAGAACCTTGAGCGCCTTCACGGGATCGAGGCACGAATGGCGAAGATCGAAGGTGCTGTGGGGCAAGAGGTGAAGGTCAACCTCCCGAAGGGCATGGTCAAGATCGAGGCGCCTGTATCCGTGACAGTTCCGGAGCGCGAAGTGAAGGTCGCAGCACCCATTAACGTGCAGCCTCCGAGCGTCGTCTTTGACGAGGGTGCAATCAGTGTCCAGTTCAACAAGCCTGGTGGTAAGAAGCAGGTTCGCTTCGAACGGGACCCTCACGATCAGAACATCAAGACGGCTGAGATCATCGACGCTCCCGAAAGGTAACAGCCTTATAGTCACAGCCAAGATCTGTTTAGAGGCTCAGGTAGGGTAGTAGTCCCTCAAGGATCGTCTTAGTTCGTGCTCCTCAGTGTTTCCCAATCAACCAACACTCGCGTCTACAACGAGGTTCCCTCGGGGGCGATCAATGACGCGAACACGGTCTACACGACGGCGGCTGAGTTCGTCGACGGCGGGGAAACTGTCTATTTCAATGGAGTCAGGCAAATGGAGGGCGTTGGCTGCGATTATGTTCGCTCGGAATCTGGTGGAGTGGGCACGGGTTACGATACGATCACCTTTGCGGTTCCCCCTAGGGACCGGCCGGGTTCAAAGCCGGACGACGTAGTAACCATCGATTATGATCCGGTTTAGGGAGAACTAACCTCATGGCGCGGACATTCATTCGGCAAGACACTCAGGTCCGCAGTTCGGACGTTTACGACGATACCGTCACTGTAAGCGAGGCCAACTTCGAGACGAACCCGGGCCACATCGAGACTGACCTCAACAACCAGCGCTCGATGTTGTCGCACCTGCTCGACGTCCAGGCGGGCAACTGGTGGGATCAGATCAGCACGCCCTCCACTTTGGAGGCGGGCACGCAGCGTGGTGTCAGCAACCTGAACGACGCGCTCCACTTGGTGGAGAAGAAGCGCGTGCTCAAGTGCGTGTGGAATCTCCACAACGTCGCTGTTCCTGCGGCGGTGGCCGCCACCGCGACGCTGACGAACGCTACCAACTTCATCGACACAGAGACCGTCACCATCGACGGCAAGGTCTACCAGTTCCAAGCGGTCCTGACGAACGTCGACGGTAACGTCCAGATCGGCGGCACAGTCGCCCTCTCCCACGAGAACCTGCGTCGAGCGATCAACCTCGATGGTGTGGCGGGCACCAACTACGCGACCGCGATGACATTGCACCCAACTGTGAGTGCAACCGACACAGCCACCACCACCGTGGTGACGGCGAAGACGTCTGGAACAGCAGCGAACGCGATTGCGGTCAGTCAAGCCACCGCTACGGCGACCTGGGGCACTGCAACCCTGACCGGAGGCGCGGGCGACGCCGTGATCCTGGGCACAGGCGAGCTTCCCTCTGAACTGGTCGCCGCCGTCGGAGCAGTCACCAGCCTGGGCACCGTCGTTGCTACGCACACCGGAACCTTCGGCGAGACCTCACTGGACGAGGTCGCCGGGTCCACCGCAATCAGTCCGAAGAACCTGCTTCAGATCGTCGACGGGGCGACCCGCGACCCGATCCTGTCTGGTACTCAGCAGGTCTACGGTCTCCTGCAAGGTGAATCTGGCCTGGCCGATGGTGACACCATCGTGATCGGCACCCCGGACCGGGTTCAGATCAGCTTCGTCCGAATCAACGGCACTGGCGACGATCTGGAGGCCGTCCCGGCGTCCGACATTGGCGGCGAGACCATCGACTACTGCTCGGTCGAGCGTGTTCGCCTGGAAGACCTGAACGAGGCCGACTTCCTCGGTGGTGCCAACGTCGACGTCCCCTCTGGTTCCACCGTCACCCGGCAGGTGGCCTACGACAACCAGGGTGTCACTCCGGTCGAGTTGACCACCAACGCGGACCTCGATCTCGCGGCTGGTATCGAATGGTCGATTCGTGACCTCACCGACGCTGATCTGTTCCGGATCATCGAAGGTAGCGGTGGCGGTAACTCGGAGATCAACATCCACTCGGGCGTCGACCTCTATGACAACGACGCTATCGACGTGGACTTCGCCTCTGGTGCCACGATCAACAGCGGTGGCACGCGGCCTATCGACATCGGGGTCAACGACGGTGTGATCGAGAGCACCGCAGGTGATCTCCGCATCATCGGCGCCGCCGAGATGTTCCTGGACGACGTCAACCAAACGACCTCTACATGGGCTCAGACCGACGGGATCAAGCTCTCCGACACCACCGCCGAGTGGGACGCCTTCGAGGTGGAGTTCGGCGAGGTCAGCCTCCTGAACGCCATCGTTCAGGCGAGCAACCAGGGCGGCATCGTCAAGACGTGCGCCAACGTCACCGTGACGACCAATGCTGACACTGACGTCTCTCTGAGCGACGGCAACCTAGACGCGGCCCTCGGTGATCTCTCGCAGGGTAACTTCGTCGACGATCACGACATCTACCTCAACGGTGCTCTGCTGCGAAGTGGTGCCAACGCTGCCGCAAACAACGACGTCTACCCGGGTACCGATTTGAACAACACAGCAGATGGACAACTCATGTTCGAGTTCGTCGTCAAGGTGAACGACGTGATCTGCGTCATCAACCGCGCTGCCTAACAGGCGCGCAACGACATACCGGTGGGGTGAAATATGTCGATGGAGAAGTCTGAACTGAAGGCGGCGCTCGCACACTCTTTTGGGTGTGACGCCGATGATGACTTGGAGGCTGCCCAACGTGATGTGCTGCGCGCAACAGGTCGCGGGCAGGCAGCACAGATGATGGCAAACGAGATCACCAAGATCATCGCCAAGCTAGACGGTGACATGGAGTCTGAGGCGCCTCCGTTCCGCTCGTTGGAGGACCACTCGAAGGCCAAGTTCTACCTCGGGGCGTGCCTCGCACAAGCCGTCACGCTGGGGAAACAAAGCGACAACCTGCGCCTCCAGATGGAGGGGAAGGTGATGGCCTTCGAGCACACCGTCAAGAGGCTCGCCAAGATCAAGGAGGCGGAGGAACGCAAAGCGGTGGCGATCAGAGAGGCAGAGACATCTCCACCCGAAGCGGGCGAAGCACGACTGCCTGGAACCCATCCAGGGCCGTCGATTGCAACCCAGCGAAAGGCTGAGGCGGCAGAGGGCAAGAAGCGGACCAGCAAGCGCAAGTGCGGAAACTGTGGGGAGCCTGGTCATACGGCCCGCACCTGCAAAAAGAAGAAGAAGACAAAGAAGACGAAGAAGAGCTAGTGGCGCGGACACCGGGCGTAAAGATCTCCTATAACGAGGCGTTGGTCGATCCAACCGTCAACGACGACGTGTCCGAAGCATGGGACATCGGTTCGCGGTGGGTCAACACCGCGCTCGGTAGAGTTTGGTTCTGCGTAGATACCACCGCAGGCGCCGCCGTCTGGAAGGACGTCTCCGACGCCACAGCAGGCTCTCACCCCGTCACCCTAGACACTGTCGACCCAGCAGTCACAAACGATAGCAACTCTAGCTTCGCAGTCGGTGACCACTGGATCAACACGGCTGCTGTCCCAAGGCGCGCATGGCAGGCGACCGACGTCTCTGTGGGCGCGGCTGTTTGGAAGCGCGTCACAAACGTCAAGAACAACATCTCGACTGCTGAACCTCTGGTTACCGACGACGCGAACAGTGACTACGAGGTTGGTTCGCAGTGGTTCGAGTCGCAGTTGCAGGAACTCTATATCTGCACCGACGCCACGGTTGGGGCGGCTATATGGCTCCCAGCCGGGCAGGTCGGTTCCAGAGTCCTGCCCGGTGCCGTCCTGGTCGGCTCCATTCTCGACTACCCGTCCTCAGGAAGCGGATCCGCTAACCAAATCCAGTACGTCGCTGTTCGCCTTTTCAGTGGCCGAATCTACGACCGTATCGTCACCTTCGTCGACAGTGGTGGCACTGTTGGACGATTCGTGCAGGGAGGCGTTTACGACGTAGCCGATCCCGCCGTCTTCTCAAATCCGCTCAACCGGGTCGCCCAGACCGACGTCGTCGACACCAACATCACCCAGCCCGGCTACTACGAGATCCCTCTAACGGACGGGGCTGGAACGCCGCAGACGTATTCGCCCCCGGTTACAGGTGTTTACTGGATCGCCTTCATTCAGAGCAGTAACGGCGTCAAGTTCGCAACCACTGTCCAGTTCCGGGCTGACTTCCTGGCGCGGCGAACCGAATCTGTCGGCAGTACGCTGCTGCCCGCTTCTCCTGGCGCTCTGACCAATCCGGCCTCCTCTATGATCTTGGTGGCCTTGCTTGAGCAAGGGATCGTGCTGCCATGAGCATTCCAGAGACCGATCTCAATAAGCTGGGGGACACCGTCTACACGGAGCCGGCCACCGGCACAGCCATTCCTTCTCTGCCTGCTGTTGATGGACGCCAGGTCGTTGGTCGAATCAACGTCGCCGCCATCGATCCTGTTGTGGGAGACGACAACACGTTGGGCTACGCCCCCGGACTTCGCTGGGTGAACACCACGAGTCCAGTCAAGAGCTACGTCTGCGTGGACGCCTCTACAGGAGCAGCAATCTGGATCCGCGAAGGCAACATCAAGATCAACATCATCACGTCGAATCCGAGCATCACGAACGACGACACAGAGGACTACGAGGTTGGCTCGGTCTGGATCAACACAGACAACGGGAGCACGTTCGTAGCGACCAGCGTGGCCACGGGGGCGGCGGTCTGGAAGACAGCAGCGGAGAGTGGCGGTGGAGGTGCGTCCTCTGCCGTGAACCCGGGCGAACTCATGTTCGGCACGCTGCTCGACTACCCGGCGGCTGGTAACGTCACCTCTGGCACCGTCTTCTTCCTTCGCTTGAAGCTCAACGCCGGTCTCGTCGTCAGCGACATGCGAACCTTCATAGATTCCGGTGGGAGCGGGTCTCGCGAGCTACGGATGGGCCTATACACGCAGACCGACCCGACAAGCGAAACTGGGGAACCTGCTACCCGTGTGAGACAGACAGCCTCAGTTGTCACCACCGGCTTGAGCGGAACGTTTCACACAGAACCATTTATCGGTGGCAACTACACGATTGCCACGACCGGCTTCTACTGGGTCGCCATCGTTTCTGACTCCACGTCGTTGAAGTTCGCAGTCAGCGCTGTGGCTCGCTCGAACTTCCTGCCTGTTCGTCAGGAATCTGGATCAGGAACCAACCTGCCCGCTACGGTCGGCACGCTGCTGAACCCGGTTAGCTCGATTCTCTACATCGCTGCCGTGGAGGCATAGCATGGCGATGCTGCCAGATCGTCAAGGACTCTACGACATGCCATTCACCAAGGTGGTGGTGGTGTCGTCCTCCTACTTTGCCGCGAATGCGTTCATGTTCCATGGCTCTGATGAGGTCGGTATCCCAAAGACGATCTGCACCATTTGCGGCATCATCGATGCCGTCACATTCGATGTAAGGGTCTATGACGTCACGAACAATGCGGTGATCGCAGAGCTAACGGGGAAGTCCGACGCTTACCCGACATGCCTCGATATGGGGACGTTGGCTAACATCCCGCAGATGAAAGCCATTTGGGAGGTTCAAATCCGTAGAGCGTCTGGCGGTGGACAAAAAGAAGTCGCCGTGGCCTCCCTACACATGGAGTTTTAGCTCGTGGCTGCAAAGCAATACAAGATTTACTGCGAGACAGACTCTAAGTGGGAGACATGGCTCCTCGATGAGGATGCTCCAGCACCTACCACTTGTCCTACTGATACCGGACACACCGTCACCGGTGGCTCTGTGGCAGAGGTGCGGACCATCGGAATGGGCGACGTCGTCGTCACCAACACCCCAGGCGTCCAGATGCGTAAGCCAGACGGCCTGACCCACGGGCGGGTCTACGGGTTCTCAGTCAATTTCTGCGACAAGACCACCTGGTATCACAACGCGCCTGAGGTGGCGGACGAAGCTGTGGGAACCGGAGACGGGGCCCAGGTTACATGGCCCTTGGCGCACGGCACCGACACCCACGCGGACGAGCGGATTATCGACCTCTCACACGGAAAGCTCTCAGAAGAGAACAACATTCCGAACCCGGCGGGCACCTTCCGGGAGATGGGCAATGGATACGGCGCTACGTTGGCTGCGACCCTGAGCGGCTACGTTCCCATCGTCAAGGTGAACGGCGTCGAGTTGACTGAGCGTCCCTATGGGGACGCCAGCGGTAGCGACTACACCGTCGACTACGTCACCGGCGAGATCACGTTCATGGTGGCGCCTCCGGACACGCACGCGATCACCGCGACTTACTACTACGCCGCTGCCACAGACGTTGCTTGCTCAATCGTCGTTCCGGAGGCTGGCAAGAAGTATCAGATCGACCGGGTCGAGATCCAATCGACGCCTGATTCTTGCCCCATGACCGACATCGTCATGAACGTCTACGCTGGCGCTGCGCCCCCGAACGGCTTTCCGATTGCCCGCCCTACGATCATCAAGAACGTCACGGACATCGTGAACTGGGCCTACGGCGCTCGACCGCAGATTCCCGCGCAGGGCGGAGCTAACGCTCGTGCGCTCGACACCGCCGTCAACATCCACCAAGTTCGCTACGCGTCCTCGATCCCACTCCTGTCGAGCATGGCGATGTATATGCAGGTCCATCTTGCTGGACCAGTCGAGTTCGACGGGACGTGGGCCACCATCGTAATCTACGGAATCGAAGAGGCAGAGTAGGACCGGAGGTTCGGTAGACTGGGTGAGGTATGGACTGCCGAGAGATCGAATACAACGACGTTGAGCCCATCGTCGTCAGCACGGGTAAGACCGGGCAGGCGGTCACGATCCGTATTTGCCGGACCTCCGACGACTTCTTCCTGGACTGGAGCGACAACGTCTTCAAGACCGTGGCCTCAGTCACAACGCTCGATCAGGCCCTCACGGAGAAGGACGCGACGAACGCTCCAGGGATCTACAAGCTCACCTCTGTGAGCCACCCAGTCGGCCTGGACACATCGATCCTGACCGTCCTCGACCCGACGACAGACGACTCACTGGTCGTCATGCCCACCGCTCTCTCGCCGAAGCGCACTGTCGAGGCGGGCGAGATCAAGCTGAAATGCCTGATCGACGGCTGCGTGAACCGCAAGACGGTCCTCTCGCGCGTCAATGCCATGGTAGTAGGCGATGTGACGCTTACGCCGGCTCCGGCCCCGTGTCCCACGGTTGACGCCGCCTACGCCGACGAGAAGGGCAATCTGCTCTTCACGACGCACAACACGGGTGGGGCCAGGACAACGACGCCGTAATGGCTACCTTGCCAGCAGCGCCGTCTGACTGCACCTTCGACTCTCTGGGTCTATTCACCCACGGTCAATTCCGGTGCTTCCAGAGCCAGAACGCGTGCCTATCTCTCTTCACCCACGGTGAGTTCCCAAGAGGACTCGCTGACGTCGCTGTAGGCGGTCCTGGGGGTCAACCTCCAGGTGTTGGCAATGCGCGCCAGCAGCGGCGCTACAAGCCTCCTGTGGAGGTCGTCTACGTCTGTGACGACGAAGAGGCGATCATCCTGTCGCTCCTCTTGGCTGAGGACGACGAATGGTGGTAACTACCAGGCGAAGATCCTGAATGCCGCGCCTGTCGTCCCTGTGATGTAGATCCGCCGCTCTCGACGGAAGTCCTGCGTCAGGGGCTCGTTGCCAACGAGAATTCCATGAGGAGTGCCGGTGCCAGGATCCGGACTCCAGCGGAAAGAGAGAGCGGTGCCGGCGTCGTTGAGGATCTGCACCGTCTTAGACACGAACGGCGTACCGTCGTCCGCATCGATGAAGATGTGCTCGTTGGCCGCGAAGCCACCAGCGACGATGGTCCCACTGAAGAAGAAGTTGTAGCTGCGAACGCTAGTGTTACCCGTGCCGGCCATAACTTAGCCTCCTGTGAACGGACGATCCGAGAGGCCCCGGAATCGGTACTTGTTGCCCTCGGTCTCGAAGTCGTCTCGGCCGATGAACTTGACCTTGGTCGAATTGGATTGACCACCACCGCCAGCGCCTTGGACGATCTCACTGAAGGTCAGAGTTACAGTGGCGACCCGGATCTCTCCGTTTGGGAACCAGGACTCAATGGTGATCGGCGCCGACTTCAAGATCACTCGAATGAGGTCCGAAGATCCGCCCAACTTGGTGTTGGGGAACACCAGGGTCAGGATCTTGGGAGGCTCTGTCTCACCAAGCCGACCGCCTTCTGAATACTTGGGCATCATCCAGGACCGGATCTTGGAGAGCGCAGCAGAGACGTTGACCGTGAACGGCGCTGAAGGCACCGAAGTGAATGTGGTATTGGCTGTGATGTTCGTGCCGCCATCGAGGTCGTTGGCTAAATTCAACTCGGCGGTGAAGATCGCCTCGAACGTGATCGTGCGCCCACGCCCTCCAACCCACTGGTAGACCGGGTGAGAGCCGCCAGGAATCGAGTGCTCAGCGTATTCGACGCCATAGTCGTCCGAAAGCGAGCCCGGCCAGTATTGAAAGAAGAGAGACTGCTGCTGGGCGATCTGCTGCTTTCCCTTGGCCCCCATAATGGCACCGTCGTTCGTCGGGAACAGATAGCACCTTTGAGGTGCCTGGTCCTGCAAACTGTCTTGTGTCGTGCCCATGATCGCTCCGCTTACCTGCGATTATGTCATGGTAAGTCGGGACTTGCGCCGCGTCGACGATGGATCCTTCAGTAACCCTAGGGGAAAGTGGATAGAAACGAAAGAAGGCGGCCTCAACCGAAGTTGGTGCCGCCTGCTTCCTAACTCTTCGTCGACTGGGCTGCTAGTTCTGTTTGGACGGTGAAGAACATCCAGACCTAGCCGCTGCACGCTTAGTCGGCATTACCCGCTACTACTCGCTGTTATCCCAGCTTCCCCGCCGCGCCTCTTCCTGGTCGGGCACCTTCCGGATTTGACTCCATGGGCAATCCCGTCCGATCTCAGCCTACCGAAGTGGACTGACCAGAGCACCGACCCGTTCGCTTGTTGTGGCTTTCACCACAGCTTGCTTGCGCGTCGACTTGACCCTTCTTCTCTGCCTCCCGAAAGAGACAGAACCTTCTGGGCTCTGCACGAACAACCGATCCAGGAGTTTCCTGGTGAACCTGAATCCTTCCCGAGCCGAAGCTCGCTCTTGATCCCGATTTGCGCGCCGCTCTTCCTCCGAGTAGCCTGCCGAAGCTGACTGCTCGATGGCTCCTAACGCCCTCGATCTCACGGTGAAGTTGTCAAACTGCAACACCCAGCCGTCGCTGAGCAGGACTCTTTAGACCAAAGCGCCCTGACAGCCTCAAGCCTAATCTCAAAAAAAAACGTAAGTGCCTCCAAGACCACACCTGGCGGGATCAGCACGATGTCAGGTTGCTCACCAACCTGCTAGGATAGCTGGACTTCTGAGTAGGAAGATCCATGGCAACCGACGGACAGAATGTCCCTGAAGAAGTCCCTCTGGGGGCACCAGCCGGTCAACCCGGCCCTACAGGGAAGACCAAAGACGAATGGTGGGGCTACGCTCTGCGCAAGCTGGGCAGCGGAATCATCGACGTCGAACTGACGAACGAGCAGAAGATCGACTGCTTGGACGACACAGATCGGTGGTTTGCTGAGCGTGTCGGGTTCATTCAGTACTCGCAGCTTCCGATCATTCCGGGCCAGTCGAACTACTTCCTATCGAGCAACGTCATCGAGGTTTTCGACCTCTGGCTGCCGAGCTTCCAGCTTCCAACGCTGGATGTCGACTCGTTCTCCTTCACCTACTTCACGAGTCTCTTCGGCGCCTGGACAAGTCCTCAACAGGCCCCAATGCCCTACTCAGACCTCGTTCAGCGTCTCCAATACCTGGAGACCATTGGTCGAATCTTCTCGACCGACCGCGACTGGGACTGGCAGCCGGAGCTTCGTCGCCTGGTGATCTCACCTCCTCCGCGCGCAGGCGGGCTCGGAACCATGGTCGCAAGCGCGATCATCAAGGCGGGCTCTGCCACCATCTACCCCGAACAACTGGATCCCCGAAAGGGCGACTTCTACCGGCGCAAGCTCCTCATTGAGGCTATGCGCACATTGGGAAACATCCGCAGCACATACGACGCCTACCCCACAGTGGGTGGTGAACGCTCCATGAATGGTGGTGCGCTGATTCAGCGAGCAGACACCCTGGAAACCAAGCTGGAGCAAGACGTCATCAACCATGAGCGGTCTACCCCGCTCATCTCTGGTTAGGACAGGCGATAAGCATGGCAACACTCTTTGACCGAATCCTGTACGAAGCGCGACAACGTCCTAACGTGAAGAGCCGAAACATCGTGAAGATGATGGACCGAGTCCATAGTCAGGCAACCAAGACCTACTTGAAGGGTGGCGGTGATCCTGAGAAGAAACATCGCTTTTATCCTTCGGATGAAGACCAACCGAAGCAGCAAAAAGCTCAGATCAAAATGGCAAAGCTCCTCCGTCCTGCGCGAATCCGTATCGGAGGCTCAGGAAAAGATCGAGCCCATGAGCGAGATTGGGCGAAGCGGAAGATCGAAGGCAGCCGTGGCGAGCGCTACTGGAAGCGCTAGACTTCTGTATCACACAAAACAACTCTGGTTAGCCTAAAAGGCAAGGTAAGGTCCCCATGGCTCTACGAGCACGACCCCTCTACGACCGCATCATCGTCCGGTGCGACACCGAAGATCCCATGACCGATGGTGGCATCTTCATCCCCGGCAAGGAGGGAAAGAGAAAGCCCAGCGCCGAGGTCGTCGCTGTCGGCCCTGGTCCGCGCAACAGGAAGGGAGAGACCATCCCTATGACCCTCAAGGTCGGGGACCGCGTCCTCCTGGGGCGAAACCAAGGTGTTGAGATCACACTCGAAGGCGAGTCCTACCAGATCATGCGCGAAGGCGACATCGCAGGCATTCTGGACGCCGAGGCAACCGTCGAAGGTGTGGGTCCTGGCAGCAAGCGCCACAACGCTCACGCCCACTACCTGGACGGTTGAGCTAGATGGGGCTCAGTCAAAAGCCGAACAAGTTCGGCCTCGATCCGTTCCTGATGTGCGACACCGCTAAGGCCGATTACTACTACGGCAGAACGGATGTCGAGCCCGACACTGAAGAAGGAGAGAAACGGGCCCTGATGTCAGCAGCCAGGGGAGAGCGTCCTGTCCTCGACAAGACCCTCCCTTGGATGTTGCTGGCGCGAGGGATGTTCAAGTTCCTCTACAGGGACGCGATTGCGAAGGACAACAAGAACCAGGGGCGCAAGAAGCGCATCCCTGGTTCTGACCTCCCTCACAAGATCACAATCACTCCGCAAGAGTGGGCCAAAGCATTCAATATGCTCACGTTCTCTTACGTCAAGCACAACTTCTTCAAGCGTCCGAGCGGTCCCGTGTCAAAAGACCCTGATGCGCACGGAGGACGCAAGCTCGCACTTGTCCTGGAACAGGACCCCGGCAAGGGACTAGCTAAGAGCGGGGACTATGTAGAGCCAGACCAAAAGGATGAGACGGTGAAGATCTTGAGGCGCATGGAAACGCATCGCCTCGATCTAGCTGAACGTCAAGACGTTAAGGAGCATCTAGCCTCACTTCATGATCCAGAGGCTAGAAGCTAAACTCAAGGTATGCCCGAGGAAGAAACCAACTACGACCCCTTCGACAAGGACCGTGGAAACGGTGACATCCCGGACTCTGATGGAATCCCAGAAGAAGATCTAGGCGTTCGAAGCGTCTCCGATACCCCACAGGGTCAACCGTCGCCTCAGCAGCCGTCTGACAGCTTCAGAGACACACTCTTTGGCCCGAGGGATAAAGGCTATCTAGACTTCCTCTCGCGGCGCATGACGAAGCTGCGAGGCTCCAACGTCGTCTACTACGTCCTCCTTTCTCAGACCGAGAAGACGGACGATGTCATTCCTGTCTCGAAGAACCGAATGGCCGGGCCTCTGGACAACATTCGACACGCGGGGGGCACCACGTCGCCTGCGTTGAGGAATGAAGCGGGAATCTCCGCTATGTATGGCGAGCCGGTCGTTGTGGGAGAGCGACTGTCCTCCGTCGAACGAGAGTTCACACCCACATGGTGCTTCGACGATCCAATCGAAGTCCGTGGGATCCTCTTCGACCCAGAGCGCAGTGAGATCCCCGACCAGCGCGGCGCGATCTACACACAGCGCATCCGCCTGTCACTCGCACGCGTGCTATGTGAGACCGAATGGTGCATCCGCCCCCGGATTGGGGACATGATACGGATCGCGACCATTACGAACCCGCCCAGAGAACAGGACGACTACTACGACGTAGAAGAAGTCGTCTACAACGACACACGATTTGGGTCGACCGGGTTCTTCACCGCGTTTACCCTGCAACTTGCTCGTTCCTCGCGGCACGCGCCAGATCGAAAGCTACCCGAAAAGGATCTCCGAGATCCTCCGAACCCGCCCGTTTGAGGACGACATGACATTGAACGACATCAAGCTCAAGCGACTCACTGAAGCGGCCGAGAAGCGTGAGAAGAAGAAACGGCCTAAGAAGAAGCTCCACAGGCTTTCGAGCGGCTCTCAGGCTTACGTTGACCCAGACGCGGTCAACGAGGGAAAGGACTACAAGGATCCGAAGTTCGTAAGGGACTGCGTGTCGGCTATCACCCAAGATCCGGTCAAGTTGGCGAAGGTGCAGGAGAGACCAGGTGGCTCACCTTTCCCGATCTGCAAGAAGACCTACAGCCGAAACAAGGCAGCCCTCGCAGCCAAGCACAGCCAAGGTCGTCATCACTCGAACAAAGACTACGAGGAGTCTCTGAAGAAGCTTCGTGAAGCTGTCGAGGCGCGAGCCGCTCAGAACATCGATCCACGCTCAGTCTGCTTTGGTCCTCGTCTCGAAGAGGACAAGATCTTGGACCCCCGGACGATCCGGTTCGCCCCTGGAGAGTGATACGTGGACCAGGTAGCAATCAACTGGGCGCTAAAGAATGGTGCCCCGATCACCTGCGCTACGTGTCGTCACTTTCACGACGGAAACATGCACTGCGGTAAGACCGAGTGTGGCGGACCCGGCGTCGGACGCGACTTCCCGACCTACGATGGTCCAATCCCTCGTGAAAGCTTCATCGAGCGCTGCTTGGTCTGCGGCGGCCCTAACGTCGAGTTTCACATCGTGCTGGAGGGAGGCAAAACTCGATTCGCCCTCTGCAAGAAGCATAGGAAGGTCTTCGCTCACGTCGGTGCTGCGGAAGGAAAGCTCAAACACCCCGTCAAACTGATCGCCGTTCCATGACGATCAGTCTCAACGGTAAGTGGAACTCCGACGCGCAGAACCTCAAGAAGGATCTCAAGAAGCGCCTAGAGAACGTTGGACGAGAACTTGGACGACAGGTCTCAACCAAGGCTACCCGGATCGTCCGTAAGCGACTCAGAGGTAGTGGTTGGATCAAGATATACCGAGACGCGATCTTCTATCGAGAGACGCCTGACGGCACTGAATGGGCCATTGCTGGGCTTTCTCAAGAAGAAGGTCTGTCGAAGTTCCCATCGAAAACAAGCCTCGCCTCATTTACACCGTCAGGCGACGGTCGTTGGCCGGCGGAATACAACCCTTGGCCCATCGACATGATCCCGTCCGCCTACTATCGCGGATCGTCCATCATCGTTCGGAACGCCTCTGAAAGCGCTGTCGAAACGTATCGAGGCCACCGCTCCAGAAACCTTCCGACGCTTCTAGATGTCCTCAAAGATCAAGGGATCATGGTCAATGACGATGGGTTTCCGGTCGCCGACAACGGCGTCTTCGCAGACATCGCATACCTTGCCCGTCGCCTTGAGCTTGGTTACCCAGGATTCCCTCGCATTCCGCACTGGGGACCTGCTGCTGCCGCTACCGGCTCCTCGATTGATGGGTGGTTATCAGAGCCAAGGCTCCTACGCCTGGTAGAGGACGCCATTAAGGGTGCGGAACCCAAGCAGGTTCCTCAGATGACCAAGGCAGAATCCTCCGATCTTGCTAGACTGAGGGAGGCAACTTGGCCTTAGTTTCTTGAGACCATTGGAGTTGCCGCATAGAATGCGGGAACGATGTCGAACCAGTTCACCCAATTCGGAATGCGCAACGGTCACGTCGATCTCATCGACTTTGACCTCGCCGTACTTCGTCAAACGGGTGCGGTATACGACGGCGAACAAAACGAGTGGTACCTGCCGATCAATTTCCACATCGAAGATAAGGCAAAAGGGCCGGTTGCGCTGGAACGCGCACTCGTGGTCTACAAGCGTCCAGAGCCAACTCAGGTCGAACACAAGGTTCCACAGATCGCGCTGATCTTGGACGACATCGACTTTGACGCGACACGCCTCTACTCGCCTACAACGCAGTATCGAGTCCCCGCAGCAGGTGCGACTCCCGTTTGCGTCCCTTGTGGGCCTTACGGTGAAAGCACCATCGGCTACGACTGCTACGAGACAAAAGACAAAGAACAGCCTTACAACCTGACCTACACCATTGAGGTCTGGAGCCGGTACAAGGTCCCAGCCATGGTCTTGCTCCAGACGATGATGAAGCGCTTCCCGCCCAGGGGAACACTCACTGTCTCGGCTACAGAGGAAGCTGGAAGAAACGTAGAGTGTGATCGCACCTACCTTTTCCTTCAGGAAGGTGTCGCTGACCTAACCGAGTTGAACTCGATGGTTGAGCGAATTCCCGGTTACTCGCTTACAATCCGGGTTGAGGCAGAGTTGACTCTGGACATGGAGCCGTATACCGTCAGTGCGTTCACCGGGGCTACCTCGGAGCAACCTATCCCAGGAACCCCAAGTTTTCCTGACGGTTGCCCCGGACTTCCCCCCGGCGGATTGTATGGTGATGGTCGGGCCACTGTCCGAACGACACTTCTGGAGGACTAGACATGGCAAAGCAGGTCGGATTTGAAGTCATTGCGCAGCGAGCCGTCTGCGTTGACTTCCGAGATGGGCGCGCAGTCAGCTTTCGCCCAGGCCAAAGGTTCAAAGCCTCCAAGACGAACACCTCCGTCATGCGACTGGTTCGTACGCGGTCTCTCCGCGTCCTTGGACCATACGAGCCAATCCCGGCGCTCCCAGTGAAACTGGGTGCTCCACGACGCGTTCAGAACGTTCTGAAGGCGCGAGCACAGGTTGAGCAAGCCAAGAAGGCTGCACAAGCCCGTTTGGCGGCCAGTCGTCAGGCTCCGCCCAAGATCGAAGAGGCGAAGCCGATGCCTGCTCCTAAGAAGAAGAAAAAGCCCAAGTCAAAGGCTCCGACAATGTCGTCGCAGCCCGAAGCAGACAAGTAAGGACCGAGGGGGTATAGATCGTGGCACAGGTCCAGCAACTCTCTCCGGGAGTCTTCGGAGTTGAGGTAGCCCCAACGAGGGCACAAGAAGGCATTTCACCCGCCAAGATGGGAATCATTGGCTGGACGGACCGTGGTCCGACCAACACTCCCATCGAGGTTCGCTCCGTTGAAGAGTTCAACTCTTTCTTCGGGCCGATCAACCAGCGTGGCCTTGTGGCCATCTCCATGCGTGCCTTTTTCGGCACCGGTGGTCAGCGCGCGTGGGTTGTTCGAGTCGTCCCTGCTGACGCTGTCGAAGCGACAGTGGACGTCGACGCGCCCGCGAAGTGGACCTTCACAGCGAACGGTGAAGGTATCTGGGGCAATGACCTCATCATTCAGATCGAAGGCAACCGGAACTTCCTCGACCGGACGGCCGGCGCTGAGGCGTGGACCAAGTTCGACCTGAAGGTTCTCCAGCCGACAGCGTTCGATCCTGCGATCTTCGCTGCTGCCGAGACGTTCGAGGCGATCCAGTTCGACGATCCGCTCGCTTCGGACTACGTCGTCGCAGCCATGACCGATCCGCGAAACCCGTCGCTGCTGGTGGACATCGTCACCGGCGCTGGTGGGACGCCGGATGGTCTGCTTCGGACTGACGTCGCTGACCTAGTGATCGGCACGGGTGACGCTCTGGGAACGACTCAGTTCCTCGGCACTCTAGCCCCAGTACCCGTGATGACCAACACCCTCCGAATCATTGCAGCCGATACGGCTGTCGCTGATGAGGATCAGTCGACTGGTGTTGCCTCGGGTCCGACCACTCTCTTCACCAACCCTGGTGTTGCGGCGGTCCATGATCTGGCTACGACCCCGATCACGGTCGGCCTGTCCATGGCTCCTGGCTCTGTGAGCGTCTCCATCGATATCGGTGCTGGTCCTGTGGCCCAGGTCGATGACGGAGCAGGTGCGTTCCCGATCACGGCTGAGCTTCCGGCTGGTGGCACGGTGGACTACAACACCGGTGCGCTGACTGGGATCACGGCTGTTCTGCTCGCAAGTTCGGCGATCACCGAGTCTCACACGACTTCGTTGGTCACCCCGGCTATCGACAACGCGGCGACCGGCTTCACGTTCACCCTCCCGACCGCTCCGGTTCTGGACGGCAGCCTGCGTCTCTTCGCAGCCCGCAGCCCAGCCATTGCGAACGAGGCGGTGACCGTCACCGGAGCTATCGACGACGCCAATACGGTCTACACCGTGGCGACTGGCGCGCTGACCGACAAGGTCCACCGTGAGACTGCTGTCTTCCGGCTCAAGTACGCGGCAACCGGGTCTTCTGTCGGTCCCACCAATATCGGTGCGAGCGCCGGACCTGCTGTTGATCTGAGCACTATGACTGCAATCGGCACCCTGCCGGTTCACCCAGGCACGCTCTCTATCGACACGATCACGGGTGCTGGTTCGATCACCGACGATGGCGCCGGTGGCCTGATCGGCGTCGACATGGCCGGTGCAGGAACCATCGACTACGACACCGGTCTCATGACCGGTATGACCGTTCCTCTCGCAGTTGGCACTCTTGACGAGACGCACAACACGTCCTCGATCATCACGAAGACTTCAACTGGCGACAACCTGGAGGTCGGTGCAGCGCTGGCCGGCGCTGTCACCGCAGGCACCATCGACCTGGTCGACAATGTGACGACTCCGACCGCCAACGGTGCGCTGTCGTTCACGACGACTGTGTCTCCGACCGCCGGCACGCTCTTCTTCCTGGACTTCGTCCGGCTCATGGTGATCTCTTCGGACGTCGCCGGAAACCTGACCGGAGACATCGGGATCGGCAACAACCTGGCTGACTTCGTCACTGGTGACGTCGACATCGAGTTTGCGGCTGCCCCCCTTCAGGGTCAGACGCTCGACGCCAGCTACCAGACTGGTCAGGTGGCAATCGACGACGGCCTCGGGAACCTGGTGGGAGACGTCGACGCTGTCGGCAACAACACCATCGACTACGAGACCGGTGACTACGACATCACCTGGGACTCGGCACCGCCTGACACAACCGCGATCTTGGCGAACTACGTCAACATGCCGCGCGTCGTCCAGTTCCAGTTGGCTGGTGGCCTAGACGGCACGGCTGTCACGCGCGCAGATATCTCCGACCCGGCGTTGGAAGACGCCCGCGAGGGTATCTATGCGTTTGACGACGTCGAAGACCCGCTCAACCTGGTCGTTCCCGACTTCGAGGGTTCGCTCTTCGTGCAGGCCGACATCGTCGACTACTGCGAAGCGCGAAACACCCGGTTCGCGATCCTCGGGTTCGCGAACGGCACCTCGAAGGAAGAGGCGATCAAGTACGTCCTGGTCGATCAGGCTTACGACACGAAGGTGGCGGCGACCTACTGGCCGAACGTCTTCTTCGTCAACGAGGTCTCGAACCGTCCGGAACTGATTCCGGTCACCCCATTCATTGCGGGTGTCTACGCCAAGACGGCGTTCAACAAGAACGTCGGCAAGTCGCCTGGTGGTATCGAAGACGGTGCCCTCGACGCGAACGGTGTGGTCGGTCCAGAATACGGCAAGCTCATCAACGACATTCGTGTCCGCGACGACCTCTACCAGAGCCGGATCAACCCTCTCTTCAACAGCGACGCCACCGGCTTCGTTGTCTGGGGCGTGCGCTCGCTGTCGACCGAGTTCCGTTGGAGGTACGTCAACGCGCGTCTCCTCCACAACTTCCTCATGGACGCAATCAACCGGCAGCTTCAGTGGGCTGTCTTCGAAAACAACGGCCCCCAGCTTTGGATCAAGATCGAGACCGCCCTCAAGGGCTTCATGGGCTCGCTCTACCGCCAGGGCTACTTCGCCGGAGTCACCGAACCTCAAGCGTTCTTCGTGGTCTGCAACGCCACGAACAACAACCAGGGGACTATCGACAACGGTCGAGTCATCATCGATATCGGCTTCAGCCCATTCAAGCCGGCCGAATTCGTCATCTTCCGGCTCAGCCAGCCGGCCAGCACGATCACGGTCTAAGGCGGAGGTAGAAACCCATGGCTCGTTCAGTCGAAACTGATCCCTACCACGACTTCCGATTCCACCTGGTGGACCCGGCTGGCGGCAATCTGGACCCTGTGGCCGGCTTCATGTCGGTCACGATGCCCGATCTCGCAGTCGAAGAAGCTCCCTATCGTGAGGGAACCTTCATCTACACCCAGAAGTATCCGGGTGTTCCGACCGTTGGTGACGTCGTCATGCAGAAGGGGATCTTCAAGCGAGATTCTGACTTCTTCAATTGGGTCCTCAAGGTCGTCAACGGTGGCCAGGAGTATCGGACCGAACTGGTGCTCCAGCAGTACCACATCACTGACGAGTTTGGGATCAACGGCACGCCGACTCGCATCACGCGGCTGCGGGAGTGCTGGGGCAAGATGGCTAAGCCGACCGGGGACGTGGACGCGACCTCTTCGGCAGTCAGCATCCAGAACCTCACGATCTCCGTGGAAGAGTTCGAAGTCGAAATCATCTCGACTTAGTCGTTCGGGGACCCTTGTATGAACCTCGGACGCTCCCCGCTCCTCATCGAGGGTATGCCTCAACGGCGGACCGTTGATCCAAGAGCAGAGACTCAAGTATTGCCCAAGCCTGGTTTCCGGCTTGGGCAATCTGACGCTAAGGCTCCTACTCGTCAAAAGGGTCGCCTAAGCACGTCCGATTCTGCCCCTCTAGGTCTCTCTTCAAGCCCAGACGCCTCGAAGAGTAAGAGCCAAGCGGACGCTCGGGACTTCCACATCTCGATCTCGCAAGACACGCAGAAAAGGATGAAGCGGCCAGGCAGCGAAGATAAGACGCAGATCATGCGTCGTGGTCCTGGAGAAACGCAGGAACTCGGTCGCTCATCTGTAGGCGCAAAAAAGTCTAGCTCCCGCAAATACGACCCTCGCTTCCCATCAAAGCTACACCGTGACGTCCACAAGATGTCTGCTGACGATGCCCACAAGGCGCTCGATGGAATCTGGGAGCGACGCCATAAGGAGAACCCTCGGGACAGGAACCCAGAGGTCGACTTCAGCAGATTGACAGGCCCCAAGAACCGGCCTGATCTGACCGGTCGTATGAAGAAGACAGGCAACAAGCACATGCTTCCGCATGTCATGCCTGGGATTCATCACGACGACAAGAGTGTGCGAGAGCGTGCCTGGAAGATGCAGGCACAAGCGCACGCTAATTCGATGGGGGACAGCTACTCGAAGCGTCTACCGAGCGGCAAGCGGACGTCGGCGCGTGTGAAGGTTCGCGTCGTTCAAGGCCCCTCTGGCCGTTACACCCAGACTCAATTCGCACACAAACCCGGCAATGTATTGCCAAAGGGGCACTCAATCGTTCACTCGACACTCTCTGAGTGGCTGAAGCGTACAGCACTCCTCCTAGGAGAAGGATTTCGCGCCCCTAAGAGCCCTTACCAAGACAATCTAGCGAAGGGTATGTCTGCAACTCAGGTGTTGCCGCCCGAATCATTCGAGGCCGAGCTTGAGCCACAGAGGTCTCGCCCCAAGCGCCGGACCGCAAAGACTGTTCGCCTTCCAAAGCAGAAGGCTGAAGATCTCCTGACGCGGACGAATTTGATCCAGGAGCTTGTGACTACGAGCGGTATCGGTGGTTTGGGTGGCGTGTTCGCCTCTGGACTGAAGCCTGGTGATCCAATCACCAGCAGTACCCCACGAGATCAACGCAAGTTGCCGGCTTCGAAGCGTCCTGGTGGCGCAGTCACAACCCGAGACGTCGGCCACACTGCCAACACCGGTGCTTGGGTTCCGGACAAGAAGAAGCGCGAAGTTGTGTGCCCGGATCTTTCGAAGATCCCCGCAGGCCGCGACGGTATCACTCGCCAGTTGGCAGCTTTGCAGCCCTCAAATGCTGGTGTCTCTGGAATCCTCGCGCAGATTGCCCGTTCGCGGGGATAGTTTGTGACCCTGAAGAAGTCAAGAACCTTAGAAGAAGCCTGTCTCTGCGGCGCCGTATGGGCGTTGAGTGTCAGTCGGTCGGGGAATAGCCTCGATCTTCCTGAGGATGACTTCGTCAAGCGCTACGAAGACTTTCGCGATGGCTGCCCACATCACAGCAAACCCAGTCACGCGGCCTTCTGCCAGCGATGTGACAACTCTTATCCTTCTCGGATTGGTGGCGCCAATTTCCTTCGCGAGAAGGGTATCGTCGAGACCAATCCATTCCAAAAGTTCCCCGAGCCTCTGAAACCTCGGGAAGGTCCGAAGGTTTCCCCTCCACTTTGGGAAAGTCTTGGTCCGTTCATCCCGCGAGTTCCGCTTGTGCCTAGGAATCCTGGGCGTAAAATCGAGGAACTGACAGAAGTTACCGTCTTGGAGAAAGACCTCATGGCCGACACAGAAGCAACCCGCGCGCTTTTCCGCGAGATCATGGGTATGACGAGCGGTGGAACCACCGGTGGTCGTGGGTCCATGCAACTTCCCGACGACATCATGGACGCTTTGGCTGGCGATGCTGCCCAAGAGTCCATTGCTCGTTCGAACCTCATCATGGAAATGAATCGTCAGGAGGACAGCCGCCACAACGGTCGCTTTGTCTCCCTCGATCTCATGGAGATGGAGGCAGGCGACGTCGACGGCTTCCTGAAGTCGGCACGCAAGAAGATCATCAAGCGCTCCAAGCCGACCCGTAAGGCTTGCTGTGCAAAGATCGGCGGCGTGCTCGATCAGATCATGGGCGCAGGCGGCGGTGACGTCGACGGCGTCGAACTTCAAGGCGTTCGTGATCGTGGTCAGGACGATCCGACCGGCGACGTCGATCAGATCGCCGAGGGACGTGGCGAGAAGTGGATCGCACAGCGCCACGGATCTGGTGGCGCAGCAATGCGTCGAGGCGCCGACCGGATGGAGAAGCGCGTCGAGACGCGCGTCCGCCGAGAGGGAAAGAAGGCGTCAGACGACTCGATGGATCAGGACGGGGTCAACCCCTCGACGGGTCGCAAGGAAGAGCACGTCGACCTCATGAACTTCATCGCCGAAGAGTTCTTCTACTTCGAGCACGACCAGAACTGCGCCCTTTCTGACCCGAAGCGCGACGCTTCCGGGATCCTGGGCGAGTCGAGCGCTCAGGCGAAGCGCGGCATCCTTCGTGATCGCTACAACCTTCGCGAGGGCCGCATGGTCCCTCTCGACAAGGTCGAGGCCGATCTCGAACGTCTGTCGGAACAGGGTGAACTGACCGGCTCCGACCTGCGCCTCTTCGAACACCTCTGCCGCTTCGCGGCAGTTCTCGAAAGCGAGTCAACCTCTTCTCCAGACACCTACTACCACCAGGAAGGCGCCAGCATGGAACCGTCCAAGACCGCTTCTGCTCTCTCCAGCTTCATGGAGGCGAAGGGGTCTCCTGACGCCGGCATGATGCGGAAGGGCGACGCTGGCGAACTCTCGACCAGCACTCGCTCCGACAACGCCGAATACCCCACTGCTCTGACGACCGTCAAGGGTGGCGGCAGCAAGACTGCTGGTGCCCCGAAGCTCGCCAAGGGTGCGGCAGGTGGTCACACCCCTCGCTGGAAGAAGGGCGCTGACCCTATCGGTGAGGACACCGGAGTCTCGGCCACTGCCTATGCCCTCTCCAGCTTCATGGAAGCTTCGGGTCAGTACGCGTGCGCCAAAGAGAAGCTTGCTCTCCGGAACAAGGACGCAGGCGACCTCGAACTCGGCAACCGCGAGAATCAGGGCTACGGTCTTCCCTTGGAGAAGGCTGACG